GAAACTATTATACAAGATTTACTATTTTTAGAGAATCGTGATAGAAAATACGACGTAGATATCTATGATTTACGTGGAATTTATAATGTAGGCGATAATGATTTTGATTTAAGTCAATTTGGCTTTTTTCTTACTGCTGATGTATTATATATGAACTTTCATCTTAATACAATGGTTGATGTTATGGGCAGAAAAATAATGCCCGGAGATGTTTTTGAACTTCCGCATTTACGTGATGATTTATTATTAGATTCTGAAGCAAAGGCAATAAACAAATTTTACATTGTGCAAGATGCTAATAGGGCATCTGAAGGCTTTTCACAAACATGGTATCCTCATATATGGCGTGTAAAATGTAGTCCACTAATAGATTCACAGGAATACAAGGATATATTAGGTACACATGATGATGACGAAAGTCTTAAAAACATGCTTTCAACATACACAAAAGAAATTGAAATTAACGATAAGATTGTAGAAGCGGCAGTAAAAGAAAATCCAGATAATGAGCCAGACAATAAACACTTAGCAAATGCAACATATCCTGGTGCATGGAATGCAACAGATAATTGGGGCGAAGCAATATCAGAAGTTACACAATTTCCAGCAAGTCCTGCTATCGGAGATATTGTTATACGTTCTGATTTTTCACCAAAACGTATGTTCGAATTTACCGGACAGAAATGGCAACGAAGATTTGATAATGATGAAACTAATAAGTGGGAAAAATCAACTTATCCTGCTTGGGATTTTACAAATAACAAAGAAGATCCAATTATCGATGGTGAAACTATTGAAGGGGCAGAAGGGCTTAGTCAAGCAATTAAACCTAAAGACACGGATCCAGCATAATGCAATATTTTTACGACAAGCAGATACGAAGATACATACAACAATTTTTAAGGTTGTTTAATAACTTCTCCGTACAAATGGGACATAACGAAGCAGGTGAGCCCGAATACTTACGAGTACCTATTAGATATGCTAGTAAAGAACGTATGACATCTGCTATTTTAAAGAATAATAGTGAAAATGTTGTTAATACTGTTCCTCTTATGGTAGGCTATGTTTCTAATATGCAAATGACTCCTGAAATGAGAATGTATCAACATCATGAAGAAAAAGTTCAAGTTTACGAAAAGAAATTTAATTACACAACCGATGCATATGAAGATAAAGTAGGACAAACATATACAGTCGAAAGACACATGCCTGTTCCATATAAATTGTTAATGAACTTAGATATTTGGACTAGTAACATGGATCAAAAGTTACAGTTATTTGAACAAATAATGGTTGTGTTTAATCCTACACTTAATATCAAGTCTAGTAATAATCCACTTGATTGGAGTAGTTTAACATATGTTAATATGACTGAAGTTAATTTTACTACTCAAACCGTTCCACTAGGAACAGATGATGTTATTGATGTTGGTACTTTAACATTTGAAATGCCTATTTTTATTAACCCTCCAGCAAAAGTTAGAAAACAAACAATTATCCATACAATTCTTACTGACATGGATGTGGTTGCAACAGGCGAATTAGAAGAATGGGAAGGTAGCAGTCCAACATGGGATGCTTCAGATCAACATCAAACGTATGTTATTGTTACACATGAAAATTATCATGCTAAAGTTGCTGATAATGGAATACAGTTACTAGGTAGCGATTTATCATCAACAGATGCAAATGGCGATCCTTTAAGTTGGGCCACTGTACTTAAATCATATGGTGAACTTAGTGCGGGTATAAGTCAATTAAGATTTAGAAATACAACAGATCCTGCCGATTCAAGTGCCGATATTGTAGGAACAATATCATTCAATGGCGGAGATGTAAACTTACTCGATATAACTTTTGATACAGATACATATCCTGCAACCACACTTACTGCAATTACTGCTATTGTCGATCCAAAACTTAATAAACCAGATGATGGTACACTTCCGGATTCAGCATTAGGGCAAAGATATTTGATTACAAATGATCTTCCTGCAATGGCCAAATGGAGTTTTGTAGAGGCTAAGAAGAATGATATTATAGAATATAATGGCTCTGATTGGATTATAAGTTTTGATGCAAGTGCTACAAGTGCCGTTAATCATGTTTTAAATAATGCAGATAGTAAACGCTATAAGTGGACAGGAACTGCTTGGGTTAATGCTATTGAAGGTACATATAAACCAGGATACTGGCGAATTTACTTATAAACTAATATGTCATATAAAGCGGCAGGATGCCTAATATATTCGGTATCCACAAAGCGATTTTGCTTTCAACTTAGAAAAAATAAAAAAACACATACTAATTCATGGGGTACTTGGGGCGGGCAACTCGAAGAAAAAGAAAAACCTATGGATGGGTTGTTACGTGAAATACAAGAAGAACTTTCGCGAGATATACAAATATCTAAAATTATACATTTAAACACATATCGTAATAAAGACTTTTCATATACAAATTATATTATGCTAGTTCGTAATGAATTCATACCTAATTTAAATAACGAAAGTGATGGTTATTCTTGGGTTAATATACATAGCATACCTAATGGTTTGCACCACGGATGCAAAAGACTTTTTGAAACGGATAATATTAGGAAGAAAATTGAAAAAATAACAGGAAATTACGATATAAACAAAGCATTGTATGATTATATTAAAAGAAATGAGTCAGGATCGTGAAGAATTACCGCCAAAAGTATCACTTAAATCAACGTCAGTATTACCTATGGCACCGCCATCTTCTGAGTGTCTATTTGCTTGTAAGCCACTAAATGTAACATTACTAAGAGCTTGTCCTTGTAACCCGGCTACATCACCAGCGGCTATTGCACTACCGGTTGCTGGTAACGGATTCCATGTATCACTATCACCTGAATTACCAATGTGAATGGAATTGCCATAACTTTCCCCACCTGCGGCAGAATAATAAAGAAAATTTAATGCGTGATTTGCAACATCTCCATAACCAGGTGTATAACCCGCCGCTACTGCCCATTCTGTATATGCTCCGGCACTTCCTGGTGTCCCGTTTTTTGTTACATTAGTTGTAAATTCAGCTTCACCGGCCGCTTTCTTAAATTGTAACGTATGTCCGCTATTACTACCATCGGCCTGATCAAATCTATATGTTTTACCTTCGTCTAAACTAATCGCGGGTGCTTGATGAGATCCTAAATAAAATTTACTACTTGCAACGGTAACAGTAAATGTAACATCAGCCATAAATCAATCCTTACTTTAAATATTTATCTGTTCACTTCTTTAATGAATTCGCTCTTAAGCCACTCATAATCGTTGATTAATAACATGTCGTTATCTTGATTACTGCCAAATTCTTTACCAGCAATAGCACCGTTAATACAATATTTTCCAAATCTTTCTTCTTCACCTTTTGTACACCATGTATTCAAACGTTCTTCATTTTCGTCGTTATTGTTTCCAAAATAATTAGAACCACGTGCTAATTTTGCACATTCTCTAAATGCAGTACGCCAAGTACAAAGAGGATCAGTATTAAATTGATGTATGTTGCTTACTTCATCTACTTGTATAAAATTTGCTAAAGAACTTGTTGTCATATCTATATTATCAGAATGTAAAGTTTCTAGTATTGATCTGGGTATTAATTTAACTGCTCCGTGTCCGTATATTAATCCGTTTATAGGATTTTTTGCTTGCCAAATATAAATGGTATTATTTCGTCTACTTTCAGGTGGTTGATAATCAAATTCAAATGTATCTACTAATCGTGCATCAGCATCAACTACCCATACCATTTCTGAATCTACTTGTTTACTAATTTCTTTATGTGCATTTATAATGCCAGTAATTTCTTCAATTCTTATTGCTAGTGGTGCTTTGTGTTTTAGTAATTTAAAATTTACATCAGCATATCGTTCATCATAAGATATAAATGCAATTTTAAAATCAGAATTACTTACACTTGCTCCGTATTCTTTTTTAACTTTATCTAAAGTTAATAACTTAGTATGAGGTACATTAGGAATTAAACGTACACAATCCCATGTAATAACTTTTCCTGATGCAGAACTTACTCGAGGAAATTCCCATATATGATTCATTGCAACAGATTTACGAGGACGCCAATGCCAAGGAAAATCACTACGTATATTATATTTTTTATTAATAAGCCAAATTAAATCTGTTTTTGCCTCTGGTATACAAGATAAATCTGTAACTGTTTCTACGTAAATTTTTTCTGCATCATTTAACCCTATTAACTTCCATGCGACTCTATCAATAGTAAAAGGATTATCAGGATAATCTAATATATCTTTATGTGTTAATCGTTTACGGGTTGTTATTTTAGTCCAAAGATTATTCTTCATGTACATCCTTGTAGGAAAATGTTTTTATGCCAACATGTTGTAATTGTTGACTTACATCTCTATCACAATAAATTTTTGCTAGTGTTTTCTTACAAAAGTAAATATCTTCTCCGTGTTCAGGAGTAAATTGAAACCAAGGTGGTTTTATTTGTTTGAACGTATTTATAGATATCAACATACACCCCATTCCACATGCTTCTATTTCAAATAACTTAGGACCATTCTTACTAATATGTACTCTATCAAAAGAATTTTCTGAATATGAATAGAATCCAGTACTATTAATTGGAGGGTATCGAGTAGGATATATGCCTGCTACTATATCTTTATTGTGTGCTAAAAATAGTTCTATTAAATTATCTGGAAATATAATATCACCATCTAACCATAAAGTATGTGTGGCATTAAGTTGTATAGCATCCTTAACAAGTTCATTACGATTACGTGCTAAATCGCTACCTGATCTTATTTTAAGATGTATATCAAGCCCAATTCTTCCTGCTCGTAAAAATAACTTTGCTAATCTATCAGCAAAATATGCATAAACTTGATCATAAGCAGGAATGCATACACAAATTCTAGGTTGTTCCGCTTGTAAGTGCTTGTTCAATATCTTTAATCTCTTTATTCATGGCTGAAACTTTTAGCAAACATTCTCTAATGGTTCTATACATAACATTAGTAGGTAAGCATGTAATAGCATCCATTGTTTCTGGTTGCAGTTTGCCAATAGTTAAAATATCAATGGCACCCATTTTACCAAGTTTTTCAACCCAATATTGTTCTTCTTCGTCTTCAAGTTGTCCTAATATTTCGTTGGTACCTGATCCTTCTGGAACAATATCATTTAAAATTTCTTGAAGTATTCCTATTTCAAACTCTGCGGTGGCATCGCCTTGCATTTCAAGTTTTTCAATTTCTTGAACTATTGCGGCAACCTTCCTTGCTAATCCAGGGTGTTTACCTAATAGTAAATGTTCAATTTCAAACCTTGTTCGATGTGGAACAAATGTTGGTCCTTCATTCATTTCTTTTCCTTTGTATTTTTGTTTTGATTTTT